GGCTTCTCCACCATTACGGATGTGGTCGTCGCTTCTATCAGGGCCTACAGGGAAGGTCGGCACGGCACAGAGAAATGGGCCAATCGCAGCACCTTCTCTGATGCCACCGACCTTTTCCGTTTCCGTGTCATTCCGGGCGTTACCGTTACTACGGCGATGGTTATCGTCTGCGAAGGTGGCAGATTTGAAATCACCTCCGTGGAGGATGTCAAAGGCCGTGGGATGTACATTGAGGTTTTGGCAAAGGAGGTCGTTTCCAGTGGCACGAGTTGATGTGAAAATGCCGGATGAATTTCTGGAGCGCATGTCTCGCCTCGGAAGCAACTTTGATGCCATTGCCGAAACGGTGCTGGAAGCCGGTGGCGAGGTGGTACTGGAGAAAACCAAGAGCAATCTCTCCTCAGTCATCGGAAGCGGCACCAAGTATGATTCCAGATCCACCGGTGAGCTGGAGTCCTCTCTTGGCCTGACCGGAGTAAAAATGGACCGCAACGGAAACTTCAACATCAAGGTCGGCTTTTCCGAGCCGAGAAGCGACGGTGGCAGCAACGCCCAGCTTGCCAATATCATCGAATACGGCAAAAGCGGTCAGCCTGCAAAACCGTTTTTGAAGCCAGCAAAATCTGCATCCAAGAAGCAATGCATCGAGGCCATGAAACAGGCCTTTGAAACGGAGGTGGAGAAACTTTGAGCGTGTTAGCAGATTGCAAAGCATTGATTGAGGGCCTCTCCATTCCTGTGGAAACGGGCGTATTTGAGGGCACAGCGCCGGAAACCTATGTGGTCATCGTACCACTGACGGACACCTTCGAACTGCATGCCGACAACACTCCCGGCTTCGAGGTGCAGGAAGCAAGACTCTCGCTCTTTTGTAAGGGCAACTACACAAAGATAAAAAACGGTATCGTCCGCAGCCTCTTGGCTTCGGATTTTACCATAACTGACAGACGGTACATCGAGCGTGAAAACGACACCGGGTACCACCACTACGCCATTGATGTGGCGAAAATCTATGAATTGGAGGATTGATTATGGCTACGATTGGTCTTGATAAATTGTATTATGCAGCCATTGCCGAAGACGAAGCTGGCGAGGAAACCTACGAGACTCCGGTCCAGCTGGCAAAGGCAATCTCTGCAGAACTTTCCGTGGAGCTGGCCGAGGCTACGCTCTATGCGGACGATGGCGCTGCGGAAATCGTGAAGGAGTTTAAGTCCGGCACTCTGTCTTTGGGCATTGATGATATCGGTGCCACTGTTGCATCTGTGCTGACCGGCGCTACCATCGACGATAACCATGTGCTGATTTCCGGCGGTGAGGATGGCGGCGCTCCTGTTGCCATCGGCTTCCGTGCGAAGAAGTCCAACGGCAAGTACAAGTATTACTGGCTGTACCGTGTAAAATTCGGTATCCCTGCTACTAACCTTGCTACCAAGGGCGACAGCATCAGCTTCTCCACTCCTACCATCGAAGGCACCGTGCTTACCCGCAATAAGGCAGACGTCAGTGGAAAGCATCCTTGGAAGGCCGAAGTTACTGAAGGCGATACCGGTGTGGCAAACGAAACCATTACCAACTGGTACAAGCAGGTTTATGAGCCTGTCATCACAACTACTGAGGAGGGCTAATAAATGATTACGGAACGCAGCGCTAATATTACTGTCGGCGGTGAGGATTACGAGCTTATCCTTACCACAAAAGCCACCAAGGAAATCGCTGGCCGCTACGGTGGCCTTGAGAACTTGGGCGAAAAGCTCATGAAGAGTGAGAATTTTGAGAT